GCCAGTTCGCCGGCTTTCGCGCCTTCATGGTCAACGCCAAGCAGCACGGCATGGTGTTCGCCGTGTTCGCCGGAAAGCGGAATCTCGCTGTGGACGACATGACGGTGCCTACCGGATCGGACGACATCCGCATTGCTCCGGTGATTGCTGGCAGCAAAAACGGCGGCCTGTTCAACATCATCTTGGGTGGCGCGCTGATCGCGCTCTCGTTCGTCCCCGGCCTGCAGTTCGCGGCCCCCTACCTGCTGAACGCCGGCATCATGCTGATCGCTGGCGGCGTCGCGCAGATGCTTTCGCCACAGCCGAAAAGCAAGGTCAGCAACGGGTCGAACGAGCCCAGCTACGTATTCAACGGCGCGGTCAACACCGAGGCGCAGGGCCATCCGGTTCCGCTTCTGTACGGCCGCATGATCGTCGGCTCGGCCGTGATCTCCGCGGGCATCGAGGCATCGGACTACTCGCCGTCCACCACGGGCGTTACGCCGGGCACTCCGAACTGGAAGCCGACCAATCCCTACGAGGTGGCCCCGTGATGGATATCCGTGGTGCCGGCGGCGGCGGCGGCGACAGCCAGCGTACCCCGGTCATCTCCCCCGACTCCCTGCACTCCATCGCTTATTTCCGCATCCTCGACCTAGTGAGCGAGGGCGAGATCATGGGCCTCGTCAACGGCCAGCAGTCGATCTACTTCGACGGCACGCCGCTGGCGAACCCTGACGGCACGCTCAACTTCCAGAACGTGTTCGTGGACTCGCGCACGGGCACGCAGGCGCAGGACTACATCAAGGGCTTCTCGTCGGTCGAGAACGCGACCGCCGTCAACGTGGAGCTACGCTCGACGGCGCCCTGGGTGCAGGCATTCACGAACCTGCAGCTGTCGGCGGTGAGCATCACGCTCAGCGTGCCGGCGCTGTCGCAGCAGAACGTCAGCAATGGCGATGTCAACGGCTACACGATCAATTACCTGATCGAGGTGCAGACGGACAGCGGCGCATGGGTAACGGCCGTCAACACGGCCTTCACCGGCAAGACCACCAGCAAGTACCAGCGCACGCACCGTATCGACCTGCCGAACGCAACGACCGGTTGGCAGGTGCGCGTCACGCGCACGACGGCGAACGCGAATAGCACGACCATCGCCGACACCACGACGATCGACAGCTACACCGAGATCATAGACGCCAAGCTGCGCTACCCGAACAGCGCACTGGTTGCGGTAAGCGGCGACGCTTCGACCTTCTCGAACATCCCGACGCGCGCCTACGATCTGTGGGGGCGCATCATCTCGGTGCCGAGCAACTACGATCCCGTAGCGCGTTCCTATACGGGCGTGTGGGACGGCTCGTTCAAGCCTTCATGGACGAACAATCCCGCCTGGGTGTTCTACGACCTGGTGACGCACCCGCGCTATGGACTGGGCCACCTGATCACCGCGGCGCAGGTGGACAAGTGGGCGCTGTACCAGATCGCGCAGTATTGCGACCAGATGGTGCCGGACGGTCTAGGCGGCACCGAGCCGCGCTTCACCTGCAACCTTTTCCTGCAGAGCGCGCAGGATGCCTACAAGGTGCTGAGCGATCTCGCGGCCCTGTTCCGCGGCCTGAGCTACTGGGCGAACGGTGTGATCACCGCGAACGCTGACATGCCCGCCGATCCGGCGTATCTCTACACCGCCGCCAACGTCATCGACGGCAAGTTCACCTATCAGTCCAGCCCGCGCAAGACGCGCTACACCACGGCCCTGGTGACGTGGAACAACCCGGCCAACATGTATCAGGCCGATGTCGAGTACGTGCAGCACGAGGCCGGCATGCTGCGCTACGGCATCCAGCCGATCCAGCTAACGTCGCTCGGCTGCACGTCACGCGGGCAGGCGCAGCGTGCGGGCCAGTGGGTGCTGAACACGTCGCAGCTCGAAACCGAGACGGTGACGTTCTCGGTGGGCCTCGACGGCATGCTGGCCGCGCCGGGGCAGATCATCCGCGTGCAGGATCCGGCCCGCGCCGGCAAGCGGCAGGCGGGTCGCATCCATGCCGCCACCGCGACCGATATCACGGTGGACAAAGCGCCCGATACGGTGGCCGTGGGCGACAGCCTCACCTGCACGCTGCCGACCGGCGTCACCGAGACGCACATCATCACGGCCATCGCCGGTAACGTGCTGAGCGTGGCGGCGCCGGGTTTCAGCGTGGCGCCGAACGCCGAGGCCACCTGGGTCACGGAATCGAGCACGCTGGTGGCGCAGCAGTTCCGCGTCGTCACGGTGACCGAGGACAAGACCAGCAAGGGCGAGATTAGCTTCACGATCACCGCCGTGCAGAATGTATCGGCGAAGTACGGCACCATCGACACCAGCGCCATCATCCAGCCGCCACCGGTCAGCAATCTGCCTGCAACGATCCAGGCGCCGGTCGCCAGCGTCACCGTGGCCGAGAATCACGTCATCGTTCAAGGCACCGCGCAGACGGTGGCGACGATCAGCTGGCCGGCGGCGACGGGCGCCGACACCTACAAGGTGGAGTGGCGCCGCAACAATGGCGACTGGATCGACGCGGGCGGCACGTCGGGTCTGAGCATGGACATTGCCGGCGTCTACACCGGCAGCTATGTCGCCCGCGTGCGCGCAGTGAGCGCGAACGGTGTCGTGTCGCTGCCCACCCTGAGCGCGGCCACGGCCATTGTCGGCAAGACCGTGCCGAACGCGCCGCCGACGCTCACCGCGACCGGCGGCCAGCTGCAGATCGTCCTGAACTGGACATGGCCGGCTGGCGTGAATGTGGAGGACACGAACTACACCGAGGTGTGGGTGTCGCCGGACTCGACGCAGAGCGATGGCGCCTCCGTGGGTGCAGTGGCCTACCCCGGCACCAGCTACACGATCAGCGGCCTACTGCCGCAGCAGACGCGCTATGCGTGGGTGCGCTTGGTGGATAAGTCGGGCAACGTGGGCGTGTGGAGCGTTCCAGCGAACGCCATCAGCGGCACCGTTACCGACCTGTTTAAGCCGCTACAGGATCAGATCACCACGACGCAAAACGACGTCGATGCGGCAATGGCACAAGTGCAGGTGCTGCAGGGCCAGGTGGGCGACATCCTGCAGGCGGATGCCTGGGACAGCACCAAAACCTACCCCACGGGCGACCTGGTGCAATACAACGGCCAGCTGTTCCGCTCGCTGATCGACGGCAACTTGAACCATGCGCCGGTGGCCAGCACCACCGACGCCAACTGGGAATACATCGGCAACTACGCCAGCCTGGGCGAGGCCGTGGGCGCCACCGCGGCCAACGTGGCCACCCTGCAGAACACGGTGACGCAGCAGGGCAACGACATTACTGCCAACTCGCAGTCGATCACGCAGAACGCGGCGGCGATCACGAACAAGGCTGACGCCAGCGCGTTGAGCGCCACGAATGCCACCGTGACGCAGCAGGGCAACAGCATCACCGCCGTGGCTCAGGACGTGACGCTGCTCGGCGCGCACAACGCCGGCAAGACGGCTTTCGTGCTGAATCAGAACACCGTGCAGGTGGGTGGCGACCAGACCTTTGCGCAGATGCTGAGCGGGCTGCAGGCGGGAACGGCGGCAGTGAATGCCCGCGTGGATAGCGAGCAAACGGCAAGGGCGAATGGGGACGCGGCGAATGCGAGCGCGATCACATCCGTGCAGTCTAGTCTTTACAGCGTTGGACAAAATCTTGTGCCTAACCCATCGGGTGCAAATGGTAATGGTGGATGGTCTGGTCCGGTCTTGATCGGCGCGTATGTTTCTGATGATGGATGGAGGCTCTATGCGAACAATGTGCCGGGCGGAGGAGAATTTGCAGCAAAAATTTCCGTTGGAGCTAGCGTTGCTTTTGCTTTGAGTGGAGAAATGTGTGTATCCACGACCGCTGGCGGAGTAAATGATATTGGTTGGCAAGCGTTCGATTCTTTGAATAACTATTTGGGCGGAGGTGATGGAAATAGTGTTGCAAGCAATTCGTGGGAAAGGAGCGTTGTAACTTTTACGACCCCGCCAAATACGTCCTATGTGCTTGCGCGTATTGTCTGCCGAAGCGGCGCAACGGCTATCTATTGGAGAAAAATAAAGCTCGAAAGTGGAACATCTGCGACCCCGTTCAGCGATGACGCAACGGTTAGCGCCGCTGCCACCGCCACCCAGCAGCTCACCGCCGGCACCAACATCAATGGCACCGCCTACGCCGCCGCCACCACGATGGTGGACGCCAACGGACGCATCGGCGGCACGCGGCTGGCGAGCAACGGCGCCGTGAGCAGCTTCACCGTCGTGGCCGACCAGTTTGCCGTCGTGGCGCCGAACGGTGGCGCACGCACCGAGTACAGCGCCGGCAACTGGCGCGTGTACGACAGTGCTGGAACGCTGCGCGTCCGCATGGGTATCTGGTAATGGGCGTCGGTCTGCAGGTGTGGGATGCCTCTGGCAATCTGATCTTCGACACGCCCGATCGCATCGGCCGCATCGTGGGCAGCTTCACCACCACGGCCGGCGGATCGGGCTCGCAGACCTTCACCGTACCGACGGGCTGCACGCCGTTCTGGTTCTCGACCACGGCATCGCAAATCAATGGCACGCCGCAGGTGTCGATCAGTGGCGGCACGATCTCGTGGTCCGGCGGCGGTGCATCCACCATCTTCTACGGGTACTACTGATGGCTGACGCGCAGTTTGTCGTCTACAACGACGCCGGCATCGAGCAGGTGAGCCTGGGCGGCATCAACCTGGCCCTGGTGCACAAGGAAGTCATCAACAGCATGGCCTCGTGGAGTGCGATCAGTGGTCCGTTGGCGGGGGGGCTGCATTACTCGTTCACCGTGACCGCCGTGGCGCCCATCGTGGCGCTGGCGACCAGCGTGGCAGGCCAGAATGGCGCCGTATTCGCCACCGTGACGAACACCGGCACGAACCAGTGGCGCGTTGACCTCTATGGTGGCGCTTCCGAAACCGGTGTGGGATCTGTTCCAGGCGCCAGTACCCTGAATGCCAACGTCACCGCCTACGTGTTCGATGAGGCGCCAGCGCCCACCAGCGGCCCCGGCCTCGCGCTGTACGATGCCACGGGGAAGTGCGTGTTCAATGCCCTGTATCCCGGGGCGCGCGTCAAGCAGATGCTGGACGACAGCAACAATGCCCACAGCTACGGCACCAGCGTGGCGCCACCGTCTGGCAAGACCTACGCCATCGTGCAGCGCTCGAACTGGGGTATGCAGATCATTGGCAGCTACAACACCACGACCGGCGACAAGCTGGCGAACGAATACCGCTGTGGCGTCTCGGGCGGCCTGCTTGGCGCCACCATGCAGCTGGGGTTAGGCTATTCGTGCTTCATCGCCGGATCGATCAGCGTGCCGCATGGCGCGGGCGGCTCGGTGGGCGGAATCTACATCACCTTCGGCTGCACGGGCGTCTCAGGTGGCACGAACGTCTACATCGGAGACGGCATGGTGCTGGATGTGACGAACCTCTAGGGCGCCGAGTTTTTAGCAAAGCCCGAAGTTTTTAGCGCGTCGCATCAGCCGATGACTGGAAACCCGCATGAAGTGGTGGCCGGGGACGGAATCGAACCGCCGACACGGGGATTTTCAATCCCCTGCTCTACCAACTGAGCTACCCGGCCGGATGAAGCGGTTGAGCCGGGCATTTAAGCGGATGAAGGCTTGGGCGTCAAGCCCGGGGCGTGTTCGGGAACCGGCATTGGCGTCGCGGCGGCGTGCAGCGGAATCGCTGCGTGAGGCTATCCGCCTGCTGCATGCGACCCGGGCAGCCGGCGATGAAAAGGCGCGCGCCGCGCCTGTCGGTGCCGCGGTCTGTTTCGGGCGGGGTTCAACCGCGGGCTTGCCTGGCCTGTTTGCCGAGCACGGCGTTGATCGCCTGGACGAGGTCGTCGCGTCCGTAGGGTTTGGCCAGCCGCACCACGCCGTCGGGGAGGTTGTCGTGGATGTCCGCGAACGCGCTGGCGAGCACGATGGGCATCCCGGGCCAGCGGCTTTTGACCAGGTTCGTCAGTTGGGCGCCGGTCATGCCCGCCATCACGTGGTCGGTGAGGAGGATGTCCACCGCTCCGTCGCGTTCGATGGTGGCAAGCGCCTCTTCCGCCGAAGCCGCCTCCAGGGTGCTGTGCCCCATGCTCTCCAGCGCCGCGCTGGTGGTGGAGCGCACCAGCGGGTTGTCGTCCACCACCAGGATGCGCTGCGAGCCTGCGCCCGGGGACGGCGCAGGCCGCCTGGCGGGCGCCGGCGACGTAGCGGCGTCCGCCTGGGCGGAGGCGGTGGGCAGCCACAGTTCGATGCGGGTGCCCGCCCCCTGCGTGCTCCTGATCACCATGCGGCCGCCGGATTGCTCCATCAGGCCGTGCACCATCGACAAGCCCAGGCCCGTGCCCCGGTCGACTCCCTTGGTGGTGAAAAACGGATCCGCCGCCTTGGCGAGGGTGTCCGCATCCATGCCGGTGCCGTCGTCGACCACCGACAGGCACACGTAGTCGCCGGGGGGCAGTTCGGTGGGATGGGCCTGGGCGACCCTCACGTTGCGCGCGGAAAACGTCACGGTGCCGGTCATCGGCATCGCATCGCGCGCATTCACCGTCAGGTTCATCAAGGCCAGCTCGAGCTGGTTCGCGTCGATCAGGACTTTGTCGGTTTCCTTCGACAGCGTCATGATGAGGTGGATGCGCTGGCCCAGCACCCACTGCAGCATGTCGCCCATGCCGTTGACCAGGTCGTAGACGTCGATGACCTCGGTGTGCAGTTCCTGTTTGCGCGCAAACGCCAGCATGCGCTGGGTCAGCGTCGCGCCGCGCTTGACCGCCGCCTGGGCAAGGCCCACCAGGTTCACCACCTGGTCCGGATCGGCGCTCTTGAGCCGGATCATGTCCAGCGTGCTTTGCATGACCATCAGCAGGTTGTTGAAATCGTGCGCCACGCCGCCGGTGAGCTGGCCGATCGCTTCGAGCTTCTGCGCCTGGGACAGCTCCCGGCGCGCCTGTTCCAGCTGCTCGCTGGCGATGCGTTGCGAGGTGACGTCGCGGGTGATCTTGGCGTAGCCGATCACCGTGCCTTCCTCGTCGGTGATGCAGTCCATGATCACGTGCGCCCAGAAGCGCTGTCCGTCCTTGCGCAGGCGCCAGCCTTCGCCTTCGAAGCGCCCCTCGTTGCGGGCGATGGACAAGGTCCGGTCCGGCATGCCCGCCGCGCGGTCGTCATCGGTGTAGAACATCCCGAAGTGCTTGCCCAGCACTTCCTCCCTGGCGTGGCCCTTGAAGCGTTCGGCGCCCGCGTTCCAGCTGATGATGTAGCCGTCGGGGTCCAGCATGTAGATCGCGATGTCCGCGATCGCCTCCACCAGCGAACGGAATTTCTGCGCGGAAAGGGCATCCAGGGTGTGGGTTTCCATCGTCGAATCGCTGTCCATGGGTACACCTTTTCGATCATTGACGGAATCTCGCGAGTGTCGAAGACCGTGTGTTGTATGGACGTGACGAAGGCGGCTCCCGACGGCATGGGAGCGCGTGAAATTCCGACACGGCGGCGCTCACCGACTTCGCGTCGCCGCGAGGTCTTCGGCGTTCATGTCTGCGCTGCGCGAACGGGGCGGCGGCAAATCACGCCCGATGCCTGGCCTGCGGTCAGGATTCCCGTTCGGGCGGGGTGAAGCCGACGGCCTCGTCGACCTCGCCGCCGAACAGGAATTTCTCCATCTGTCCGGCGAGGTACTGGCGCGCCTTGGGGTCCAGCGGATTGAGCCGGTTCTCGTTGATCAGCATGGTCTGGTGGGCCAGCCATTGCTGCCACGCGGCCTTGGAGACATGGGCGTAGATGCGTTGGCCCAGCGGGCCGGGCCATGGC